ATGACCACCACCCACGAACTCCAGATCACCGAGTGGCTGGCCTCGCAGAGGCAGCCGATGATCGACCTGCTGCGCGACGTCGTGAACATCGACTCCGGCTCCTACGACAAGGAGGGCGTCGATGCGGTGGCGGCGCGCTTCGAGCGGCATTTTGCCGAGCATGGCATCGAGAGCTGGCGCGAGCCGCATGAGGTCTATGGCGACGCTCTGCATGCGCAAATCGCCAAGCCCGGCAGCAACGAGAAGCCGATCCTCTTGATGGGCCACCGCGACACCGTGTTTCCGAAAGGCGAGGCGGCTCGCCGCCCCTTCACCATCGAGGGCACGAAGGCCCACGGCCCGGGGATCGCCGACATGAAGGCGGGGCTCGTCATCAACGTGTTCGTCGCCGCTGCCCTGCAGAAATTCGGCGTCGCGCCGTTCCCGATCCGGATCCTGATCACCGCCGACGAGGAGATCGCCTCGCCGTCGTCGCGCCCGATCATCGAGCGCGAGGGCCGCGCGGCGCGCGCGGTGTATAATTCCGAGCCGGGGCGCCCGACCGGCAACATCTGTACCAGCCGCAAGGGCGGCGTGTTCATGCGCTTCGAGGTGTTCGGTCGCGCCGCGCATTCCGGCAATAATTTTGCCGACGGCATCAGCGCGATCGGCGAGCTCGCGCACAAGATCGTGGCGATCCATGCGCTGACCGATATCGCCCGTGGCATCACGCTGAATGTCGGGCTGGTGCAGGGCGGCCAGTCGATCAACACCACGGCGCCGCACGCCGAGGGCCAGATCGACCTGCGCTATGTCGAGCCCGCCGACCGCGCCACCACGCTGGCGGCGATCGAGCGGATCATGGCGACGCCGACGGTGTCCGGCACCACGGCGAAGCTGCATCTCAACGGCGAGTTCCTGCCGCTGATGCAGAGCCCGAGCTCGAAGGCGCTGTTCGACATCTATCGCGGCGCCGCGGGCGATGCCGGCCTGCCGACGCTCACCGGCGAATTCGCCGGCGGCTGCGCCGATTCCGGCTTCACGGCCTCGGTGGGCACGCCGACCCTGTGCGGCCTCGGCCCGGTTGGCGGCAATGTCCACACCGCCCAGGAATGGCTCGACCTCGACAGCATCGTCCCCCGCGCCACCACGCTGGCGCTGGCGATCCTGCGCAGCGAGGCGAAATAGCGCGAAATCGCCGGTTTTGCCGCCGCCGGGGAGGCAAATTGCCGCCTTGCGGGTGTTGAGGCGAATCCGGCGACGTGATACCTGATCGCCAGCGCGGGTGTAGCTCAATGGTAGAGCAGCAGCCTTCCAAGCTGAATACGAGGGTTCGATTCCCTCCACCCGCTCCATTTGTAATTACTAAGTAAAAACAAAGACGTAATAGTCGGTTCGGACGTTATTTTGTAGCGGTAATGTGGGCGCTTCTTTGTAGCGTTGCATTTACTGCAAGACATTCGTCCGCAATAATGTTTCCAGTCCGCACTTGATAGTAAAACTATCTTTCGATGCGACTCAATCCGGCCGCAATTCCCCGTTACTTTATTGTCACACCATGTTTCGACCTAGTTCTGGGATTCCCAGCGGGTCAGTCGGCGCTAAGCCATTAGGTGTCATCCCGACGGACCGAAGCGTGTCGCGTCAGCATCCGATCATTTCAATGCTGATGAAAAGACACCCGATCTATGTCCGCGACCCGTCCATCCCTCGCGTCACGACTCCAGAAATTTGTAGGCCTTGAAACCAAGGCTAGCCTCGCAACGCCCGACACGGCGTTGTTCGAGTTGTTCGGCGCGTTGCCCTCCGCATCCGGCATCCGCGTCACCCCCCTGACCGCCATGAGCTGCGCGCCAGTCGCGTGCGCCGTGAATGCGATCTCGCAGGCAATCGGCCAGCTTCCCGTTCACGTCTATCAGCGAGGCGCTGATGGCTCCAAGGAGCGTGCGCCTGAGCATCCGGTGTCTCGCCTTTTGCACTCAGAGCCAAATCCGTGGACTCCCGCCTCGAAGTTCAAAGAGGAACTGGTCCGAGATGCCTTGCTCTACCGTCACGGCGGCTTTGCTGAGATCATCCGCGTTGATGGCGGCAAACCCTATGAATTGATCCGCATCAATCCTGAGACGACGCCGGTCACCGTTGGCATGTCGCAAGACGGCCCGGTCTACTCCATTCAAGAGAACGGCCGCGCCCGGCCGATCGATCGCCAGAACATCCTGCACCTTCCGTCGCCGTCACTTTCCGGTTTCGGCTTGGCACACGACGCCCGCGAAGCCATCGGCCTGTTACTGGTCCTTGAACGCCACGCCAACCAGCTTTTCGCCAACTCGGCACGCCCCAGCTCTATCCTGTCTGTGAAAGGCACCGGCACTGTCCCGCCGTCAGCCGACATGCTCGCCAAGATTCGCGCCGCATGGCTCGCTGCATTCGGCAACGGCAAGTCGGGCGGCACAGCAGTTCTGCCTTCGGAAGTCGATTGGCAGCAAGTTACGCTGTCGTCGGTCGATGCTCAATTCCTGGAGATTTTTAAATTCAATATCGAGCAGATTTCTCGGCACTTCCGCGTTCCTCCACACCAGCTTTTCGAGCTCGGACGCAGCACATACGCCAATGCTGAAGAGATGAACCAACAGTTCCTCGACGGAACGTTGATGAAGTGGATCACCGCGTTTGAGGGCGAAGTTCGCCTTAAGCTTTTCGACCGCGACGAACGCGATACGTTTTTCGCTGAATTCCTGACTGACGGCTTTGTCCGCGCCAATTACGCCGCGCGAATGGAAGGGCTCTCGAAGGCCATCGCCGCTCGGCTGATCTCTCCTAACGAAGGTCGTGCAGTGCTCAATATGCCTCCATACGCCGGCGGCGAAAAATACGAAAATCCAAATACATCAACGGCGGTGGTGTCATGAACACCATCCACCTTCACGGCAAACTCAAGAAACAGTTCGGCGCTTCGTTCAACTTTGAGGTCTCTACGGCCGCCGAAGCGCTCCGCGCGCTGAATTGTGCGTTCCCCGGCGCGTTTGTTGCGGCATTGCGAACCGGAAGCTTTAAAGTTGTGCGCGGCGCCAAGGCAACCGGCATGGCGCTCGATCTCGACTTGGTCAAAGATTTCAACCTCGGCCGCGCCGAGCTGCATATCATCCCGGCTGCTGCCGGCGCTGCCAATGGCAAAGGCATCGCCAAGACCATCATCGGCACCGCGTTGATCGGCGGCGCCATCTTCATGTCGGGCGGCACGCTTGCGGCGCCGCTTTCAATGCTCAGCGCTCCAAGTGCGATCGGCCTGAGCTATGGCAACATCGCTGCGATTGGTTTGGGAATTGCTCTATCCGGCGTGTCGTCTCTATTGGCATCGCCAGCGGGCGCCACTGAGGCCGCCGCCGCGTCAGAGTCATTCGCCATCAACGGCCCGACCAACCTTGCTCAGCAGGGCTCTCCGCTCGCCCTGATCTACGGCGAAGTCATCACCGGCTCCACCTGTATCTCGTTTGACGCCGACGTAGAAGACATTGGCGCCTATCAGGATGTCGCAGCATGACCGATACGTCGCACACTGCATATTTCGGCGACGCCGAATACACCTTCAAGTTCACGCCAGAATTGCTGTTCGAGCTGGAGCGCAAAACTGGCGCCGGCATTGGTCAGCTTTGCACCCGCGTCTTTGCGAACGCCTTCACCCATACTGACCTTCTCGAAACAATCCGCCTGTCGCTGGTCGGCGGCGGTGTCGCGCCGAAACGTGCCGACGAACTGATCGCGACCTACGCTATCGGCCGACCGCTCATTGAAATTCAGCCGCTCGCTATCGCCATTCTCGAAGTTTTTTGGCTCGGCAAACCGAAGCATGAGGCCGCACGTGGATAAACTCGAAATCAAAGCAACGTTGTCAGTTGACGAGGCCGGCACCATCACCGGCATCGCGTGGCCGTTCGGCTCTGCCGATAGCGCCGGCGACATCATCACAAAGGGGGCATTTGCATTCGCCGTGACCTCAATCCCTATGCTTTTCAACCATAGCCCCAGCGATCTGGTCGGCACATGGGATGAAGTCGCAGAGACACCGGACGGCCTTGTCGCCAAGGGCAAGCTGCACATGGAGCAGCCTCGTGCGCGCGCCGTTCACGGCATGATCAAGGGCGGTCTCGTTACGGGCCTGTCGATCGGTTTCAAGCCGAAAGCCTCGATCAAGCAAGGTCGCAACCGAATTATTTCTGCGCTCGATCTCTACGAAATCAGCGTCGTTCGCAACCCGGCGCATCCTCGCGCCCGCATAATTTCAGCCAAGTCTGAAAATACGGCAGCCGCCGTCGCCGACATCATCAATTGCGCCACGGCAGCGCTTCGAAAGGACTACCTGTGAAAACCTCTGCACTTGCGCTCGAATTTAAGGATGACGAGATCGATCCCGCCGCCGTCGTTACGGCAGCGCTCGCCGGCTTCAAGACCGAGCTCGACGGTCGTCTGACTGCCATCGAAACCAAGGCGTTTGATCCCGCCGCATTCGCGAAGCTGGTAAGCCGCATCGATGGCGTCGAAGCTAAGGCAAACCGTCCCGGCGTGACGGGCGACAACGACAACAGCGGTGAGCTGGAAACCAAGGCGTTCGAAAGCTACATGCGTCGCGGCGACCGCGCCGACGAACTGACGCTCAAGACATTGCGCGTCAGCAATGATCCGCAGGGCGGCTACTTCGCACCGCCGGAAATGTCGACCGAGTTTCTGAAGAACCTTGTTCTGCTCTCGCCGGTGCGCGGCATCGCCAGCGTGCGCACGACCGGCAGCCCGTCTGTCATCTATCCGGCTCGCACCGGTGGAACGAACGCCAAGTGGAAGGGCGAGCTCCAGGAGTCGGAAGCCTCCGAACCGTCCTTCGGTCAGGCTGAAATCGTCGTCCGCGAGGTCAACACTTTTACCGACATCAGCAACCAGCTACTCGCTGATGGCGGCGGCGCCCCGGAACGCGAGCTTCGTGAAGCCCTGTCGGAAGACTTCGGCGCGAAGGAAGGCACCGCATTCGTCAACGGCGATGGTGTCATTGCTCCGCAGGGCTTCATGACCCATCCCGACATCGCCTTTACGGCGAACGGCCACGCGACGAACCTGAGCGCCGATGCACTGATCACGCTCATGTACGCGATGCCGGCAGTCTATCGCGCAAATGCGGTTTGGGCGATGAACGGCAACACAGTCGCGGTAATCCGCAAGATGAAGGACGGTCAGGGCAATTACCTCTGGCAGCCCTCGTATCAGGCGGGTCAGCCGGAAACGATCCTCGGCAAACCCGTCGTCGAACTGCCGGACATGCCCGATGTCGGCGCCGGCCTGATGCCGATCGCTTTTGGCGACTTCAATCTCGGCTATCGCATCATCGATCGGCTGGACTTGTCGATCCTCGTCAACCCGTACACCCGCGCGACCGAAGGCGTCACCCGGTTCCATGCGACCCGTCGCACCGGCGCTGGCGTCATTCGCCCGGCCACTCTCCGCAAACTCAAGATGGTCGCTTAAAGCACCAGATAGGACGACCACTATGCGCGACAATCTCCACAACAACGCCTTCCGCGTTGCCATCTCCCCGTCGGCAGCCGCCGTCGCGGACAATACCGCCATCGTCGGCAACTGGATCGATCGGCTGGGCTTCGAAGCCCTGACGTTCGGCATCCTGACCGGGACGCTGGTAGACGCCGACGCCACCTTCGGCGTACTGGTTGAAGAGGCGAATGCATCGGATCAGTCCGATGCGGCGGCGGTTTCCGACATCGACCTGATCAGTCAGACGGCCGGCGTTGCGCCGGAACTGGCTGCCGGCTTCTCGTTCGCCGCCGACGTTGCCACTCGCAAGATTGGCTACATCGGCGTGAAGCGCTTCGCCCGCATCACTGTGACGCCCGCCGGCAACACCGGCGCCGCCCCGATCGCTGCTGTGGCGCTTCTCAGCCACGCCAGCACGCGACCAGTGGTCTAAGCAGATGCAGCTCGCAACAAACGACGTAGAAATAACCGTAGGCAGGGAAACCCTATTTCTGCGTCCGACGTTGCGGGCTGCCTTCCGCTTGGAGCAAAAGTACGACGGCTTCGACAAGCTGATCCGTGCGCTTTTCACCGGCCGCCTCTCGGCCTATGGCGACGTAATCAAAGAAGGGACCGGTCAGCGCTCAGCACTGACCGACTACCTCGACAATGCGGGCGACACCCCTTTGGCCGTCAGCCTCGACCTCCTAGTCGGGCCGATGTGCGATTTCATAGTCAGCCTGACGGGTGACGCTGAAGCCGCTGTAGAGGCCAGCAAGGGCAAGCCCATCTCATTCAAAGAATATCACACCCGGCTGTACAGGCTGGCTACGGGCTGGTTGGGCTGGTGTCCTGACGATGCTTGGAATGCTTCACCCGCTGAGATCCTCGAAGCTTACCAAGGGCGCACCGAAATGCTTGCGGCTGTTTTCGGCGGCAAGCAGGAAGGCGGCGACAAGACGCTTGATGCGACCAAGGGTGAAGTAAGCGGCGCTGTCCGCGCCGAACTCAATGCTCTTGGCGACCTGACAAACACGACTATGGCTGAGGTGCGAGGCTGATGCCCATTCGTGCGCCTCGCATCTGTAGCTGTGGCAACCGCATCGCCGGCAATGCCGTGTGCATCTGTCGCCAACGCGCCAAGGCTGAGGCTGACAAGCGGAGGCCATCAGCAGCAGCACGCGGCTACGACGGCAAGTGGCAGCGCGAAAGCAAAGCATACCTCGCACGGCCTGAGAACGCTCATTGCTCGTGCGGCTGTGGTCGCCTCGCGAACATGGTCGACCACATTATTCCCCATCGCGGCGACATGAAGCTGTTCTGGTCGCGCTCCAATTGGCAGCCGATGGCATCGGCGCCATGTCACAGCAGCCGCAAGCAATCTCTCGAACGTCAAAACTCCAACCATTAGGATTATGAAATGGCAGCTATTCGCCTTCTCAAACACAAAGGCCACACCGATACGATCGCAGGTTGGGCCCGGCGGCTCGGCATGAACCCGGATACGCTACATCGTCGTCTCTTCAACGGTTGGACTATCGAGCGCGCCCTGTCGGCTCCAGTTCGTCCCCGTAGAGAACTTGGACGTGTGAAGGCGAAGCGCGGTCAGGTGATTTCGCCAGGCTCAATGATCGCGACCATGAAGCGTAACAGCCTCGCGGAGCAACGCGAGCTAACTCGTCTTCTTCGACAATTCAGCCGCGACTTCGCAATAATAATGCAGCGTTCGATGGGGCGGGGGGTGGTCGGCAACCTGCCGGCCGATGCCTCGGACCGGTCCCTCTCAGTCGCGCAAGATATGACCTAATTGGAGTTTTTCTGAAATGACGATCTCGCTCGCCAACTTGAAGGCGCACCTGAACATCAGCACGGACGAAGACGACGATCTGTTGCAAGACAAGATCGACGCCGCGTCTCAGTGGATTGCTCAATACACTGGCGTTCCAGTAGGTGCGCCTGATACGCCGGCACCTTTTGACGAAGCGACAAGGCAGCTTGCTGCCCACATGTTCGAGAATCGGGAGTCAACTCTGGTCGGCGTGACCGCACAGATGCTTCCGATGGGCTTCCTCGACCTCCTGAATCCCTTTCGTGAGTGGGCATTTTAATGGCTTTTGAGCCCTGTATGGCCCTTCAACAAGCCGTTGGCGCACGTCTAGCGGCGTCGGCTGCCGTCACGGCATTGGTCCCCGCTGATGGCATTTTTGATCGCAGCGGGCGCCCCGAACTGGACCGTTGCATCATCATCGGTGAAGGGCAGTCGGTCTATGACGACTTCTACGGAACCGCCTATGCCACGTTGCATGTCTGGGTGAAGGAGGGCGGCCTCGCCACCTCGAAAGAGATTGCCGGCGCCTGCCGTGATGCCTTGAAGGATCGACCGTGGGCGCTTGCCGGCTACGTGACCCATGACCTCCGGGTGACCAGCGCTAACTTCATCCGGGACATCGCCGGTGAATATTCGCACGGCATCGTTGCTGTGCGCGCAGTCGTCCAGGAGCGCGCCTGATGAGGGCCGGCGACCTCACTGAGACAATAACCATTGAACGCGCCAGCACCGCTCTGGACGCGAACCGTGCGCCCGTCGAGACATGGGCGCCGCTCGCCACCATGCGCGCCGGCATCGTTACGGCCTCGACGGAAGAATTTATGCGCGGTCGCGGTGCGTCATCCGAGACCTCGATCGTGTTCCGTATCCGATATCTGGACGACCTGAGCCTCGCGGACCGAGTGATTTACTACGGCGATGCCTACAATATTAAGGACATGCGGGAGCTAGGCCGCGCGCGCGGCCTCGATATCCGCGTCGAGCGGGCTGGTCTATGAGGGGCGTGAAGCCTGCAATCGTTGTTGCGGGAACCATCTATCAGACGCCAGCGGCGCCGGCATGGCTGTCACGGCTAGGTCGCGCCGAATGGAAAAAGGTCGCGACCATTCTGGTTGAACGCCGGCACCTGACCGACGCTGACCTTGGAACGCTCGCGGCATATGCCGACGCCGTTGGACAGCTTGCCGAATCCACTCAAATTGTGAACCGGGAGGGCATGGTCATTGAAACTAGGGCTGGCCTGCGGAAGCATCCGGCTATCTCAATCCAGATGAATGCCCGAAACCAAATTCGCCAGCTCGCCGCTGAGCTGGGTCTTACGCCCGTGTCGCGTTCGCGCCCCTCCATTCGAGACGATGGAGGCGACGATGCAGGATACATTTCCCCGATGGATCTATGATGGCTCGGAAATTCCCGACCCGATTGGACGCGGGCAGCTTGCCGTCGACTTTTTCCGTTCGCTCAAACACCCAAAAAGCCAGCTGCGCAATAAGGCGTTCCAGCTCGATTTCTGGCAAGAGCGAATTGTCCGGCGAATTTACGGACCTCGGAAGGCGGACGGGTCCCGCGTCGTCAACACGGTGCTGCTCTTGCTACCAAGAGGCAATCGCAAGTCGTCCTTTGCGGCAGCGCTCGCACTTCTCCATACCATCGGGCCGGAGCGGGTCATGAACGGCGAAGCCATCTTTGCAGCCAGTGACCGGCAGCAGGCAGGCATTGGATTTAAGGAAGCGCTCGGCGTCGTTAAGGCCGATCCGAAAGTCTTTGGAAAGCTCAAGGTTTACGACGCCCATAACTCGGCGAAGAAAATTGTGTATCCGAGAGATGGATCGACCCTGGAGGTAATCGCATCGGAAGCCGGCGGTCAGCACGGGCGCACCCCGGCCTTTGTGCTTGCCGACGAACTCCACGTCTGGTCCGGTAAATGGCTATGGGAAGCACTCACGACGGGTTTGGATAAGCTAGATGACTCGCTGCTGATAGTAGCGACTACTGCGGGTCGCGGGCAGGAAAACATCGCATGGGAAATCGTTGACCGCGCTCGCAAGGTCGCGCGCGGCGAGATTGATGACCCTTCCATCTTACCGGTGCTGTTCGAAGCTGACCCAAAGTGCGACTATGCCGACGAAGATGTCTGGCGTAGCGTGAACCCCGGCAGCTCGCACGGCTACCCCAGCATCGAAGGTTTCCGGCGCCACGTTCGTCGCGCGAAAAACAGCCCCAGCGAACGTGACAGCCTTCGTCAGTTGAAGTTGAATATCTGGCTGGAAAACAGCACAAGCCCGTTTGTCGATATGGGCATCTATGACGAAGGCAACGCGCCGGTTGATGCGGAAGCGTTGCGCGGTCAGCCGTGCTGGATAGGCGTCGACGTTTCTAAGACGACCGACCTGACCGCCGTTGTCGCCTGTTTCAGGAAAGATGACGGCTTCGTTGTCCTTCCGCAATTCTTCTGCCCGGAAGACAATATCCTCGCTCGCTCTGAGCGCGATGGCGTCAACTATGTCGAGTGGGGCAAAGAGAAGCTGATCACGCCGACTCCGGGGAACGTGGTTGATTACGCCATGGTGGCTGATGCCATCATTGCTCTTTGCGAATTGTATGAAGTTCGCGAGATCGGGATCGATGTCACCTATGCGCAAGCGATCATTGCCATCCTGACCGAACGCGGCTTGCCGGTTGTTATCTTACAGCAGGGCTGGAAAACTCAGTCGCCGGCCCTGAGCGAGCTTGAGCGCGCGATCATCGGCCGAAAGTTCCAGCATGGCGGTCACAAGGTGCTGCGCTGGAATTTCTCGAACGTCGTCATCTATACCGACAGCAACGAGAACCGCACCATTCACAAGGGCAAGAGCACAGATAGGGTAGATGGGGCAAGCGCGACGTGGATGGCCGTTAGCCGTGCCGCTGCCGGCAACAGCAATCTGTCGTTCCTCAATGACCCCAGCGTCACGGCGGAAGACATGGTGCTCCCATGACGGCCGACGAACTCCGGACCTATCTTGCGAGCATTCCCGACAAGGTGCTCAGCGAAATTGCCGACGTGCTGCAAGAGCAGGCGAAGCGGTTGTCGGACGCTCAACGCGCAGCTTTGCAGGGACAGGAAGCCGCACCCGCTGAAACGGGAAACCTCGAACAGAGCTGCCGCGTCGAAACGGGAGAAGATCCTCTCGACGTGCATGTCGTCGCCGGTGGCGACCTAACCGAAACGGAAATCCGGACCGGCAGCGGCGAACCCTATGACTATTCGCTCGGCTTCGAGTTCGGAAACAGCCGGCAAGCCGCGCGACCTTTTTTCTATTCGACTTACAGAGCAATGAAATCAGAAATAGACACCGCGATCGCGGAAGCAACCCAGAAAGCCCTAGATGACTGACACCAACACCACGCCTAAGCCTATGATCTGGGCCGGCGGCGAGCACGCCTTTACCCTCAATCACCCTTGGGTGCGGAACTCGCTAAATCTGCGGGGCTTGGCTGGAGACTACGGCAGCACACCGGCGGCGTGCTTCAAGCGCTTCGAGCAGGGCATCTTCAGTTCGGCAGACGTGGAGCGCGTCATCTTGCTCGGCTTGATCGGCTCTGGCCTCTCTTCCAACGAGGCCGAAGCGCTGGTCGATAAGTTCGTCCGCACCCGGCCGGTATTGGATAACAGCGCGACCGCATTTTCGGTGCTGGCGACGCTGTTCACCGATGCCGCAAGTCTAGGGGAGGCCGCGTAATGGCCAAACGTCCTTCGCTCGATATCGCGCTCGGCTCGCCCGACATTGAAGCCTTCAAAGGTAAAATGTCGGAAGCCTCAAACCACGTCGGCACGGTCGCGCGCCAAATGGCCAAGCGGTTCCTCGATATGAACGACGACCTCAAAGCCGGCTTGCTGGCGTCCGCGTCCACCATGGCGCTTGGCATGGTCGGCAGGATCGCGCTGGTGGTCGGCAGCTTCAAGCTGATGTCCGACGCGATTGGCGCCACGCGGGACCAGCTTAAAGAAATGGTCGCCATCGCGGACAAATCGCAAAACCTTGGTCTGTCACCGGCGTTCTTCCAATCTTGGATGACAGAATCGCAAAAGCTAAAGGTCGAGGTCGGCGACCTTGAAGGCGCGCTGTCGAATGCGTTCAATGCGACGAAAGAGAAGTCGCCGATCGACATCGCGAAATGGGAGACCGGGAAGGAAGAGGTCAATAACGTCGAAAAGGCGTTGCGGGTGTTCAACGCGACTGTCGCAAAGGCTGCCGGCGTGCAGCTCGACGGCCTCGTCATGTTCCGCGATGCCGATACGCAGGAAAAGAAGATCCTCGCTGTTCTCGCTGCCATGATCCAGTTGGACAAGATCGGCCAACACGCTGCCTCCCTTGATCTCGGCGAGAAGATGTTTGGGTCGCAGTTTGTCGATGGCATTCGGCAGGGAAGGACGTCCGCCGAGAGTATGGTCGCCAGCATGAACGCCGCCGCCGCAGCATCGGACTCCATCTTCTCAAACGATCTTGTCGTCCGTGCCAAGGCCGTAGATGAGCAGCTCCAGCTTGCCGAAGGCCGGCTGACCCGTTCGCTGAAGCCCACCTTCGAAGATTTGGCCGGCACCATTTTGACGATCAAGGGGCATTGGTCGGATATTGTCGATCTGATCGGCAAGGCTGTCGAGGTCACGAATAGGCTCGGCATCACCAGCGAGACGGCACGTAAGAAAGATGAACTTGCGGCGGTCAACACCGCGATCAAGAATGGCACTGGCATATGGGGCGTTCCGCAGGTGCCGGAAGCCGTGACCGGCGCGCTCGGCATGATCTCGCCGCAGGAACGGCTGCGGCAGCGCCGCGACCGTTTGCAGGGTGAGATCGACGGCGCAGAGCGCCAGCCGAACACTTTCCCCGAACTTCCGAAGGCTTCGCGCGGCACCGGAGATACACCGACAAAAAAGGTCACCGGCACGACGGAGGCCGATAAGCTCGACACGGCAGCGAACGCCATCGAAAAGCGCACGGCGGCGCTCGGTGCGGAAGCTGCGGCTATCGATCTCGGCACAGCGGCGCGGGAGAAGTCGAAGGTCACCGCGCAGCTTGAGACGGTCGCGAAGCAAGCTAACGCTGCGGCTGGGCTCGGGGAGAACGTGGTCACGGTCGCACAGCGCGATCGCATCAACGAGGTGGCCGACGCCTACAGCAAGGCCGCGTTGGCGATCGAGAAGGCGCAGATCGCCAGCAGCATCAAGTTCGGGGCTCAGACGGCGCTTCTCGACCCCGCTGACGCTGCGATAGCGAGCCAGTTGAAAGGCATCTACCCGGACGTGGCGACGGCGCTCGGCAGCGTCGAGGCGGCAGCCATGCGCAGCAACGAAGCTTTGAAGAGCGTCGCCGGCACCATGTCGTCCACCATGACGTCGGGACTGACCGATATCCTCGACGGCACGAAATCCGTCAGCGCCGGCTTCGCCGATATGGGGAAGGTGATCCTTCGCGCGCTGGAAGAGGCCATGATCAAGGCGCTGATCGTCGGACCCATTATGCGCTCGCTTGGCGGCGGTTTCGGCTTCTCCACTGGCGGCATTGTCGGCGACTTTATCGGTCCCGTTCTCGGCCATGCTTCCGGCGGCATGATCAGCGGCCCCGGCACCGGAACATCGGATTCGATCCCGGCGCGCCTGAGCCATGGAGAATTTGTGGTCAACGCAAACGCGACCTCTCAGAACCGTGCGCTGCTCGAGGCGATCAACGGCGGCCGTATCCCCAAGTTTGCAGATGGCGGCCTTGTAGCCGGTCCCCAGGCCGGCTCAGCGCCTATCGTGGGCGGTCAAACGACGATCGCGCCGACCTTCAACGTCACAGTGACAGGGTCAGCCGGCGCGTCGCCGGAAGATCATGCGGCTATGGGTGCCGCGATCGCAAAATCCGCAGAGCAGGGTATTCGACAACTGATCATGGTCGAACTTCGAACCCAAACTAGGCCGGGCGGGATACTGCGATAAGGCAAATCACCACAATATAGCGGGCAGCGCGTCAGCGTGATCAAACATTCCAAATAATAAATAAGACCCGCTTTCGGCGAAGTGGAATACAATCACTGAACGAAAAAAATCCACCGTCTTGCGGACGGTGGACTTGTCATGGAGTCAAAAGCGAATGCCGTCGCTGATGTGTCACGATTCTAGTACCAAAGATTTTGAAGTTCAAGAGTCGCAAGACGACGATTTTGATTTTTCTCCGATCGTCCAGACTATTGGCGACTGTCTCGCGGGTCTTGACGATGACCCCGCGCGTGACGCTCGGCACGCGGCTGCGCAAGCAACCTTCTTGGCGCGGCTCGACGGCGCCGTCGTCGCGTTGCATGAAGGCAGGTCTAAGAAGGTCCCGGCGCTCGCTACAGAGTGGCCCAAAATAATCACGGCACCTCCGGCCATTTCACTGCCTAAAAAAGTCACTCGCAAGAAGCGGCGCTCCGACGCGCGAGACAAGCAAGTCATTGCCCGGACTCGCATTTCAGAGATTGCCGCCGCTGTCTCGACCTGTCCCTCTTTAGCAGTAATTTCCAACACCCCTTTATCGACCATAATCCACACCTCTAAACTCTACACGTCAGCCAACGAGAACATCGAAGGTCTCCCTGCATGGGAGTATTGTGGAAGTCGTCTCAAGTTGGTTTTGGCGAGTCGTGCGGTAGCGGGGCGTAGCCTTGAGTTCACTGGAAACCTAGGTCCAGAGCAGCTAGCAGCCTCGCTGGCGAGTCCGAAGAGTTTCAGCGTGTTTATGCGTCTGGCGATAGTGCGTGCTCTACAGCGTCGCCTAGGCCCTCATGAGCCGGTGTTCTGGTTTGCAGTGGATATGACGTTTAGCGGGCGCCCGCACCTGCATGGCATTATTGCTGACGACAATCTTCGGATCTCTGAGATCAAGAAAGCTTTGCTCGACGCTCTGGGAGAGTGGGGCAGCAAACATAGTCGGGAAAAGCAGGTTCAGGTGCGTTTACCCACGATGTCACCGGATGGCTGGGTGACCTATGCTCTCCGCAATAGTGGTAGGGTGCGGAAGCTTATCGGCGGCAAGGGCGTCGTCATCACACACCCCATGGGCGCCCTCGCCAAAGAATTCTGTCAGGAAAAGCGCAGCCTATTGTCTACTACTAAAAGACGCCGTTCTTAAGTCGGGTATCGGACCAAGAGGTGGCTAAAGTTGTGCTAGGTCGCCTGCGGATTGACGCACCTGACGGGAGACTCGGTTGGCTTCTCTGGATCACTATCAGCATGAGCTGCAGAGCCAGTTGCAGTGCGCCGCTAAGCGAGGCGCCAAGTCGATTATCATAACAGCAGCAGAATTGAACTTGGCGATAGCCGGCCGACCCGGCTTCATGAACAACTGCTTTGAAGCCATGCAGACCGAAGCCGGGCCAGACGATGTGGTTGTGATGGAAGCTGGCAGCGGCACCGGGCTCGCCGTTCGGTACGTTTTGCCAAGGCCGTAAGTCAGTTTTGACTTATTATCGTTTAAAAACAATCACTTGCCAAGATTCAATGGAAGTGCGAATCAACATGCGCGGCTGACCGCATGGGGATTTGGAATGACCACTGAAACATACATCGACACCGCGCGGTTTCACGGCGCGGCTGAGGCAATCGCAGCATTGGAGCCGTGCTGGTTTCACGGCGTGGTGACGCGGGATCAGGTTATGATGACCTTGGTGGAGTTTGGCGTACTTCCCGAAATCATACGGGCTGACGTCGTTCGTGCGGCACTGGCTGATGCCGAGATCGAGGCGTGTCGGCTGAAATGAGGACTACACATTTCGTGATCGCAATTTTCGATCGTCTGAGCCTCTCAGCGCTATATCGAAATTATGGCCTCGCTACTCGGGGCTAAGAACCAAGGAATGTTATGCCCAGCGCACTCAAAGTATTCGCCACACCGTCGCACGACTACATCATGCCGAATGGTAAGCTTCTGACGGACTGCACCTACGGTGAAGTCGAGTCCTTCACGATTGCCGAACTGAAAAAGATCGCCAGCTTGACGTTCTGGTCGGCGTTGATGGCTGGAGAGGACGACGAGGACGATGCCGGCTTCATTGAGGCCGGTGACACTCCTACTGGCGACGTTGCATTCGTGACGGAGGAAGAACTTGCTGAGCGGGATGCAAAAATTCATTAGTTTCATCGGTCTTAACGACAGCGATCCTTCGCGCTTATTGCGCGAGGGATCAATACTGCGGGCGCCTCAGCAAGTCCGGCAACCGCGATATCGCCTTCGCAATCTTCCGCGCTTCCTCTCGCGACAGATGATCGCCAGCGTATTGGTAGTTCCGGGCGTGCAGGTCTTCCCGGTGTTGCACACCGGCGACCATGAAGCCGCTCGCGTCAACGATGAGTCAATCGGATTCGAAGGGCCAATGCTGGGACCGTGCGTCCGACACGCGAGCCGCAAGGACAGCAGCTTAGCTCGACGCAATGCGATTACATCCAACAACCCCTCGCGCTTTTTTGCGCGAGGGAAACTGTTAATAGGACGAATTTCGAGATAGCAGTCAAAAATCGATTTAGGCCGACTTTGCTTTAACCGCCATAAGATCGCGGAAGGCAACGGTTTGATGAAGAGTGTCCCAATGCGTCCGACTTTTCCCGATCGCGTTGGCATTGCCGCCAAGTTCTTTGCTGCGCTCGAAAGTCTTGCGGACCAATTCTGCTGCGGCGTCATTCCACCGGCGTTCGACGGCGGCAAAGCCGCCACGCCATTGATACGCACCATCAGAGGACTGCTCTACCATCCACCTAAATGAAGCCAAAAGTGGGTAAAGGGCACCAGTCTGAAGGCGCATTTTGGCTTGTTTGTTGATGAACGTAAAATTGAACGAGGATTTTGCATTCTCGTCCTTCGTGTCCATAATTTTCAACGCGCCGGCCTTGCCCCCTGACTTGTTGTGAACAAGCGCAAATTGAAAGCGAATGAGGTCATGCAGCCGGAGTATGTCTTTCATTATCGGCCGCAGCTTTTTGAAGCCCTCACCGCCGTTTTCTTCAAAGTCCTGTCGGAATTGATCGAGAGCTCTCGATTTCTTCTCGTAGGCTTCGATTGGATGATTCGACCCATCATTCGGATACTGGCCGATATCAAAACAGGTCAGGAGACTAATTAAATCGCGCGCATCATATTCACCAGCGTCGTTCTCGCTCCACGCGATCTTGTGAAAATAAGCTTCGTCTTTTAGCAAGTCTTTTATCCAGTCGAAGTGTCCTGCCAAATCGTCGAGAGACATGTCTTCGACTTGCAATGCAGTATTCAAGCCGCCTGCAATCTCCGGCAACCATTCATTCGGCACGCCGGTTCGGACTTCAACTTTTACATACTGATGGGGAGGGATTGTGCCGTCTTTGATACGCTTTACGATCAAGTCAAGCGTATGTCCTCCATTAAGAACGCCGTTATACTCTTCATCTGGCAAGTGAACCTCAAAGTGATTGTCAGTGATGCGTGTGACGGAATGTGCATTTATGAAAATGCCGAGGTTCTTTAGATGGAAAGTGTTCGGCAGACAGTCGACGTTCATCAAGCTGTCGTCCACTTTCTTGTAGACCTGCTTTCGACTGTTGGGATTTCGAGCGTTCGGGCCGTAAGAAACACCATCAGCCAGCGTGCTGGCAGGAACCCAAAATATATGATGGTAAATCGCCGGATCGGTGTTGAACACCGGATCGGGCAGTCGGCGTGCGTAGGACGGGCGCAGCACTAGCGTCTTAAGAGTCATTATAGCCTCCAATGGTGTCGCCTCCGGCGACCCTGATGTGATGTCGCGCAGCAATCCAGCCGCCGACTCATAGATGTTGATTGATCTTTGAAAAATTTGCAACCGCTTTTGGAGAAATGTATCCACTATTCTGCACCAGTGGATGCCACTGTGAATCAACCTGGCTCGGCGTGGCGGACCTTGCGCTTGTTGAGGGGCCGGGGTGCTGCGATCCTGTTGTGAATTTGGACTCGATTATGTTCCGCCGCCGCAGATGCCGTCAAACGATAGTTTATCCATCGCCTCCGCCATCGCGGCGATGGAAATGTCGTGCACGTATACAGCTCCGGCAGAGCTATCCGCGTGGCCGCAAAGGTAGTCGCGTGTCGATTTGACGACGCCGCCAAGCGACAGCCCGGTCTTGAACGTGTGTCGAAACGTGTGCCAGAACGTTGAGCCATCGGTCACGCCGACCTGCGGAAGGTATGTTTCGTTGAAGCGCTTCGGAATGAAGCGCGGAAAATAATGGTTCAGGCTGTCGCCGTGTCCGTTGTCAGTGGCGCGCCGTTTAGCTTCCATGCCCTTGCGATACCAATCCGGAAACAAGTGCGTCTCTTTGTCTGCCTTCAGCCTCGCGATTCGCTCCGGCAATCCAATTCGGATAAGTTCGCTATGGACAGGAACCATTCGCTTCGACCCGGCGTTCTTGGTTTTCTCTTCAATGTTGAAGATAAGAACGTTGCGCTCCAATCGAATGCTGCTCAGTTGCATTTGAGCGAGTTCGCTTGCGCGCATCCCGCCGTAAACTGAGATCAGCATCGCCCATTCAAATTCGTTGAGCGGCTCTGAGAACATATGGGCCGGGAAAATGAGACGCAGTTCTTCGCTCGTAAAATACTTTCGATTGGAATCATTGCTGGGGATGGCGTCAACCTTGATCCCGACTGCTGGGTTGTCTGGAATTAAGTCGCCCTTGACGCACCAGTTTAAGAGCGAATGTATTCGGGAGAGATACTTATTATTGATCGTCCGCGCCGTCAGAGCAGAAAACGGGACCTTGCGCGCCTTGTTCGCAACGATCGCTTTTGGGAGACTCATGCCCTTAAAGCGTTTGGTATAATTTGACGGCGTCTCGGCGAGGGCTCGCTTGAATCCAAGAACGTCTTGCCTAGTAATCCGATAGAGTGGCTTTGCATCTTCCAGGAATTCTTCGAACATCCGGACGGCCACCTCGCATTCTTTATTCGTCGCGGGAGTAGCGCTTCGTTCGGATGCAAAGGTCTGGAACACCTCGCTCAACGCCTTGGTACTATCGCCATCTAATATTCGCGCAGCGATAGGATCAGTTGCGAGCGGCTTTACAGCCACCAACGCGGGGTGGATCGGCGTATCCTCAAAGACCCCGTCATCACGTTCTGTCTTCCGTTTGATCGCTTCCAGTTGAACACCTGCGAGCGTGCGTGCAAGTTCTCGCCATTCCGGCGTGCCGAACACAACTTGAGTGTGCCCGGCGAGACGCATCGAATCGATGACCCATCCCACTTTAGCCCTGACTTCCTCGTTGGTGGATTTGCCGCTCGCCAGCCGTCGAAGGCCGGCCTCGTGTGCGGCATGAAATTTGGACATGTCTTCTGGCAAGTTGTCAGTCGAATATGCGGCGCGTTCCTTGTCATCCTCGGCAAGCTCGCTGGCATAATGAAAGGTGGCCATCTGCCGCATGTTAAGCGGCTTGCCCGGCTTTGGCTGAACCTTCGGCTTGAACTTCGATTTAACGAGCTGGCGCGCTGCATCAATCTGCGCCTGCAT